GCCTTTGTCACGGCGTTTTACGGAAACGGGAACAACCGTTCAATCGACGCACCCGCCCCGACCCTGACAACAAAGGAAAAATTGGCGGTTGTCAATAGTGTTTTCCTTGATATGCAATATGGGAACGGCACACCGGCATCAGTCGAAACCGCCGCCGGAACTCTAACGGCAAACCCAAAACACAAACTTGTCACGGTTCAACGCCCGTGGGTGATGAACACCAACTTCAACAATGTTGGAAGCGACGTGAACGAGCCTTGCCCGGTCATAACGGCAAATCATAAATTCCATTACCTGATGAATCCCGAATTTGGGCATTTCGCAATTCCTATCTTGCCGGATGATTCGCCAATGACCGTGAAGATAAAGCAATTCATGGTGTTATTCGGCATCATCGACATAAAGATGCGAATGTTGAAAATCCCCGAATTAAAGTTGATTATGGGATTCCCGGAAGATTACGTTCTTGTGGGGAATCAGACCGAGCAAAAGAAATTCATCGGCAATGCGGTTGAAGTCAACATGGCGCGTGTCTTATGCGAATCGCTTTATAAATCTTTGACCCCATTGTGCGTCACAAAAGTAGCAATTTAATTAACTTTGTCTTACTATAAGACATAAAACTAAATAACAATGTCCAAATTATTCTTTTACGACCTTGAAACGACCGGAACAAACCCCGGTCGCCACGGCATTCACCAAATCAGCGGTGAAATCGTGATTGACGGCAAGAGCGTTGAAACATTCGATTTCAAGGTTCAGCCCAACCCAAAGGCACAAATCGAAGATGCCGCCCTTGCCGTCGGCGGCGTGACCCGTGAACAAATCATGGCTTATCCCCCGATGGGTCAGGTTTACACGCAGCTTGTCACCATGCTTGCAAAGTATGTAAACAAGTATGACAAGACCGACAAATTCCACCTTGTCGGCTACAACAACCGGGGATTCGATGATAACTTCTTTCGCGGATTCTTCTTGCAGAACGGCGACAATTACTTCGGGTCGTGGTTTTGGGCGGATTCCATCGACGTGCTTGTGCTTGCATCGACATTCCTTGCCGACCGCCGCGCCGACTTGCCCAACTTCAAACTTGCGACCGTCGCCGACTTCTTGGGCATCGACACGACCGCCGGAAAACTTCACGATGCGTCCTTTGACATCTATGTGACAAAGGCGGTGTTCGACTTCATCATGTCTAAATTCATAAATCGCGGAAAATGATGGACAATGAAGCATACAACGCAATTTGCAACATCCTGAACCACGAATTGCGCGAACAAGACCATGCGGTGCTTGCGGAACGCATCAGGATTGCAACCGCCGTGTTGCCCGCCGTTTATGCCCGGTGGTGTGACACCCCGGATGTCATTAAAATGGATGATGGAAGCCAAGTGCGCCGATATTCCTTTGCGAAAATCGCCCTTGACATCGCCGATGAACTTCTTATCGAAGCGGTCGCACGAACCAACAAGAACGCGAATCACCGATGAACGAGATTGAAACATTCGGAACAATAAGCCTTGTCAATGCTGATTGCCTTGAAGTCATGGCGACGTTGCCGGACAACGCCTTTGACCTTGCAATCGTTGACCCGCCTTATGGAATCGGCATTGACGGGCAAAAGGCTTGCATTTGCAAGAACACGAAGCACAACCGAAAGCATCACGAAACAAAGGGATGGGATAAATTACCCCCCCCCAACTTATTTTACTGAATTACAGCGTGTTAGTAAAAATCAAATCATTTGGGGCGCAAATTACTTTGTTCCGATGCTTGACAAAGGCACAAAAGGTTGGATTGTGTGGTTCAAGGGTCAAACCGGGCTTACAATGTCGGATTGTGAATTGGCTTATTCATCATTCGATTGCCCGACCCGCCTTGTTACAATCAACCGATGTGAACTTGCACGGCAAAACACCATCCACCCGACTGAAAAGCCAAAATCGCTTTATGGGTGGTTGCTCAACAATTACGCAAAGCCGGGCGATAAGATTCTTGACACGCACTTGGGGTCGGGGTCGATATGCCTTGCAGCGCATGACCTGAACTTTGAAATGCTGGGAATCGAACTTGATGCCGGGTATTATCAAGCCGCGAAACAGCGTCTTTTGTATCACCAACAACAATTAAAACTTTTCTAAATGAAAAATCTTAATGAACTGACCGAAGCCGTCCACGCCAATGCCTTGAAGCACGGATGGTGGGAAAACAAGCCAAGCACCGAACATTGCTTGATGCTTGTTGTCACCGAGATTGCGGAAATGGTCGAAGCAGACCGAAAAGGTAACGTCGCGGTCATTAACCACATCCGCAAGCAACGCAACCTTGCCGCCGCGCAAAAACGCCGCTTGACTGATGATGTCGATTCCGCCCCCGACTTCATCGCGGCATTCGATGAAATGGTAAAAAACACTGTCGAGGATGAAATGGCGGATGTCGTGATTCGGCTTCTTGACCTTGCGGGGTCATTCGGTCTTGACTTCGACAAGCTGACCCCCAACAAGTACCACCGCGCATTCGACCGATTCAGTTTCACCGAAAACGCCTTTGCCCTGACCAAAGGGTTGTGCCGCGAAAGCATCAATATTTTCAAGCGCATTCAATTCGGCATCCATTACATGACCTTGTGGGCGGAAAGTCAGGGTGTCAACCTTGATTGGCACGTCCGGGCAAAGATGCGTTACAACGTCACCCGCCCTTATAAGCACGGCAAAAAGTATTGATGCAAGTGTTAATCAAAAGCAATGCAAATGCAATACAAAAGGACATGGCACGAATGAAATATCTTGTTATCATAACCGACCCGGCGACGGGCGAAAAGTCGGCTTTTTACACCGATTGGTTTCAAGCCGAAAATCACTTCAACCCCGAAGTCGGAATGGTTGTGATTGACCAAACGCAACATCTTGTCACTTTCGATGGTGAAACGTGGCAAGACATCGAAGATGACCATCTTTAACCCATAAATAATCAAATCATGTTAAAAGTCGAAGTTATCGGCAATATCGGAAACGATGCCGAAGTCAAGAACATCAACGGGAACGAATGTGTGGCGTTTAACGTCGCAAGTTCCGAGAAGCGCAACGGCACGGAATACACAACATGGGTTTCCGTCCTGATGAACGGCAACGGGGGCAACCTTACGCAGTATCTTAAACGGGGCGCGAAAGTGTTTGTCCGTGGCAACCTATCGGTCAAGCAGTATCAGGACAAGAACGGGCAATGGTGTGTCGGCATCAATTTGTCGGCATCCGAAGTTCAGCTTTGCGGGCTGAAATCCGAGAACACCGCCCCGACGGGCTATAACGACCCATTCGGCGGTCAGCCGGGCGGGTATAATCCCCCATGCTGATGCGCCCGAAATATGACATCATCGTGGGCATCGACCCGGACGTTGACAAAAGCGGTTACGCCGTCTTGAAATGTGATGAACGCAAGGTCACGACCCTTGATGCGTTGAACTTCTTTCAACTTCAAGCATACTTGACCACCCTTGCCGCCCGCGCCCGGAATCTTGATGTGTCAATGGTTGTCGTTGTCGAAGCGTCTTGGATGATTCAGGCGAATTGGCACGTCAACAAGTTTGACCGCCGCAACCGTGCCGCCGCAAAGGGTTACGACGTGGGGCGCAACCATCAAGTCGGGATGCTGATTGTCGAAATGTGCAAGGTTAACGGCATCCCCGTTGTCGAGCATATCCCGTTGCGCAAATGTTGGTCAGGCAAAGACCGCAAGATTACCCACGAAGAATTGACGCAGTTTTGCCCGGTCGATAAGACCCGCACCAATCAGGAAATGCGCGATGCCGTCTTGCTTGCATGGGCATTCGCCGACTTTCCCATTCGCCTGAATCCCCGCAAGGGTTGAATAACTTTTTTACTTCTTTTTTTGATAAAGTGTGTTTCATAGTGATACACGCTTTATTTTTGCACACAAAATCACCAATCAAAAATCGCAGATATGAAACCGATTGACTTTCCGCAGTCCACAAAGGTACTGCAAAAGCCGGAAAATATGTTCGACGCGGATTGCAAGCCGTTGCCCGTTTGGAGCGACGGCAAACAATGTGTGTCGTGTTGGCGACCGACTTTCAAAGAACGTGTGCGCATCCTATTCGCGGGCAAGGTGTGGTTGGGTGTCAACGCCGGATATTCGCAACCACCCGTTTACCTGACCGGGGAAACGCCTTTTGTTATTCCTCCGTTTTTCGCCCGTGTGCGTCTTTGGCTTGAAGATGTATGGGATAACACCAAAGACATCGCAAAAGAGGTCAGAGAAGCCGCCAAAGAGCGTGACAAGCGCATTCATTTCGCTTGTGGGTTCATCATTTCACTTGTTGTCGGCTTTTTCTTGCCGCTTCTTGGCTTGTTCGCCGGGTGTGTCGCCGGGGCAATCAAGGAATGGTGGGATTCTAAGGGTCACGGTACGGTCGAACTTATGGACTTTGTGTTTACTTCATGCGGCGCGGTTGTCGCCCTGATTCCGGCATTCATACTTCACAACTTGATTTTTTAAGACATGAAAGAAATTGAAATTCGATTCAAAGTGTGCGTCGGAGATTTCCCCGAAACCCGACTAACCAAAAAACAACATTATCCGCAAGGTTGAAAGGCTTGCGCAAGATGTCCTTGATGATTTCGATGAAACATTGCACGATGTCGAAGTTTACGAGGACGGCAAGAAGCAAGATTTAATATTTCCCGTGAACACGATTTGACATGGCAAAGACATCGAAAGCGAGAATCACCGACCTTGTGGGTGACAATCACAACTTCAACAAAGGAACGCAGTATGGCGACCACCTGATGGATGAATCCTTGCGTCAATTCGGGTTGGGTCGCTCAATCCTTATTGACAAGAACAATCGAATCATCGCCGGAAACAAGACCACCGAGAAAGCCGGGGAATTGGGCTTTGAAGATGTTCTTGTCGTGGAAACCGACGGCAAAACCCTTGTCGCCGTGAAGCGCACCGACATTGACTTGGATTCAAGAGCCGGACGCGAACTTGCCCTTGCCGACAATGCGACATCGAAAGCAAACCTTGAATGGGATGAAGAAGCAATCGCGGAAGCGGCCGCCGCCTATGACTTTGACCCGGCGGATTGGGGTGTGTCCATAGATGATGATTCCGAGGGAGAGGGAGAAGAACCCGAAAAAAAGGAGATTTCCACCCGCCTGATTGTCGAATGCAAGGACGTAACCAAGTTGTCAATGTTGTTTTCGGAACTGCAAGACCGGGGCTTTGAATGCGAGTTGAAAGAGTGAAAACCTGATGAATCTTACTTTTTCCAACTAAAAAAAGAATCAAAATGGCAAAGTATAGCAAAAAGATGGTTGCAAAGATTGTCGGGCTTTTGAAGTCGGACACTTACACCATTGCCGAAATTTGCCGTCAAGTCGGGATTTCAACGCAAACTTATCACGAATGGGTCAACACCCGTGAAGATTTTGCCCTTGCCGTCGAGGAAGCCCGCGAAGAACTGATGCAATCAATGGTCATTGAAGCCAAGAAGTCATTGCGAAAAAAGATTCAGGGTTACGACGTGACGGAAACAAAGGTTGTGACCGTTCCAAGCAATCAAAAGACCCAAGACGGCAAAGAAAAGCCGCGCATCAAGGAGCAAACGACCACCAAGAAGCACATTCAGCCGGACACCGCCGCGATTATTTTCATGCTTACCAACGGCGACCCGGAGCATTGGCGCAACCGTCAGTCAACCGAAGTAACGGGCAAGGATGGTCAAGACCTATTCGCAAAAAAGACCGATGACGAATTGGCGGCGATTATTGAGGATTTACACCGCAAATTGGATTCCTGATGAATAAGCGGTCGGACATGGTGCAATATATCAAGGCAATGCAAGAACGGCTTTTGCGCGAAAGTCGTTCCGATTTGTTGCGTTTCACCCTTGCCACCATGCCGACCTTTCGCCCGGCAGACTTTCACCGCCGTTATTATTCGGTGCTGACATCCTTTGCACACGGGGAAATCAAGAAACTTATGGTCTTTATGCCCCCGCAGCACGGCAAGTCCGAGGGTTCAACCCGCCGTTTGCCGTCGTTCCTTTTGGGCTTATGTCCTGAACATCGATTGGCGATTATTTCCTACAATGCGCCGAAAGCCCGTAAATTCAACCGAGAGATTCAACGCATCATTGATTCCCCGGAATATCACGCCATTTTTCCCGAAACGTGCTTGAACGCATCCAACGTCACGACCATTGCCGGGTCGTGGTTACGTAATGCCGATGAATGCGAAATTGTCGGGCATCGCGGGGGCTTCAAGACTGTTGGTGTCGGTGGCGCATTGACGGGTGAACCCGTTGACATCCTGATTATGGATGATATTTACAAGGACGCGAAAACGGCATGGTCGCCGATTGTGCGTGAATCCGTGTCCGATTGGTATGACACCGTGGCGGAAACCCGACTTCACAACGATTCCCAACAACTGATTGTCTTTACCCGTTGGCATGAAGATGATTTGGCGGGCAAGTTATTGAGGGAACAAGGGGTTTATGACCCCGTGGAGAATCCCGACGGTTGGGTTGTGGTCATTTATCAGGCAATCAAAGAGGGCGCACCGACCGAATATGACCCCCGACAAGAGGGTGAAGCACTTTGGGAAGAACGGCATTCGCGTGAAAAGTTGCTTGCCACGCGCAAGCGCAATCCGCAAGTGTTCGATTCACTCTATCAGCAGAACCCGCAACCCCGCGAGGGTCTTATGTATGAAGCCGGATTCGTGGAATATGAGATTCGCCCGGCGACACAATATTGCATCCGCAAGGCTTATGTTGACGTGGCGGACACGGGCAAGGACTTCTTGTGCGGCATCATCTATGATGAAACCGAACACGGCAATTATGTTGTCGATGTGCTTTACACCACGCGCCCGGTCGAGTACACCGAACCCGCCCTTGCAAAGATGCTGACCAAACACGGGGTTGTCGAATGTGTGATTGAAGCCAACAACGGCGGTCGCCTTTTCAAGAACAATGTTGAAAAGCAATGCCGATTGATGGGCAATGCCAAAACACGCTTCATCGCCTTTCACCAAACCGAGAACAAGGACATCCGCATTTATGAGCATTCGGCGATGGTTCAGAACCTCACATTCATGCCCTTTGGGTGGAAACGCCGATTCCCTGAATTTGCAAAGGCGATTTGTGGTTACTTGAAAGCCGGACAAAACGAACACGACGATGCGCCGGACGCATTGACGGGAACAATCGAGAAAAGAAGAAAACGCGCCAAATCGGGGGTTGCATCCCTTTTTGGTCGCTAATGTGTATCACTATAAAACACAAGTGAACAAATGAAGTTAAAAGACATCATCCAATCGGAGAACCCGACCGACCAAATCAGTGCTTTGCAGTCGGGGCGCAATCATCCCATCCCGGATGCCGAACAAGCTAAAAAGGCACTTGACCCGAAGTTGCACGACATAAACGACCCAATCAAGCGCAAGGACAAGCAAGTGCGCGTCGATGTTGATGCCGAAAGTGATTCAGCAAAGAAAGTTATCACCGCCGACGGTGAAGCGGTCGCCACACGCACGGAAAAGGTCGCCCGCATTGCCGTGGCAATTCAAAAGCTGATTATCAAACGCGCCGTGTCGTTTTGTTTCGGAAACCCGGTCGAGTATAACGCAACCCCCGCCAATGAGCAAGAAAAAGCAGTTCTTTTTGCCCTGAAACGCATCTTGAAAGATGTTAAGAGCAATTCGATGAACCGCAAAATCGGTCGTGCCATTTTCGGCTTCAAGGAATGCGCCGAATATTGGTATCCCGTACCAAAGGAACACGGCAAATATGGGTTCAAAAGCAAGTTCAAATTGCGTTGCACCGTATTGTCGCCCGCCTTTGGTGATACGCTTTACCCTTACTTCGATGATTCCGGCGACATGGTGGCGTTTTCCCGTGCTTACAGCCACAAGGACAACAAGGGTGTTTCAACTGATTACTTTGAAACATTCACCGATGAAGAACATTGGCTTTGGCGCACCAACGGCGGCGGCATAGGGGTGCGGCTTGTCGAGGGTTTCCCGAAGCCCGTTGCCATCGGCAAAATCCCCATCGTTTACGGGTATCAAGATAAGTTTGAAACCGAGGACGTGGACAAACTGATTGACCGTTTGGAAACCCTTTTGTCGAACTTTGCCGACACAAACGATTATCACGCAAGCCCGAAAATCTTTGTCACGGGAACAATCAACGGATGGGCGAAAAAGGGCGAATCCGGCGCGGTTATCGAGGGTGAACCGGGCGCAACGATGCAATATGTGTCGTGGGCAAACGCACCCGAAGCGGTCAAGTTGGAAATCGAAACCCTTATGCGCCTGATATACACCATCACGCAGACCCCCGACATTTCCTTTGATTCGGTCAAGGGGCTGGGCGCGATTTCCGGGCTTGCCCTGAAATTGCTTTTCATGGACGCGCACTTGAAAGTTCAGGACAAACGCGAAATATTCGATGATTACCTACAACGACGCGCCAACGTGCTTCTTGCATACATCGGGCAATTCAACACCGCACTTGCCGATGCTTGCGATGAAATGGACGTTGAACCCGAAATAACGCCTTACATCCTGACAAGCGAAATCGACGATTTGAATTATTGGCTTACCGCCAACGGCGGAAAGGCGGTCATTT